GGCCAGCGTGGCCGGTCATGCCGTCCAGAGTGGGCGGACGTGACCAGTCAACGTACTGACCTTCCATCTGCCTGTGGGAGTGGCGCACGTCGCTGTCATCGGCCGTTCGCCAGATGTAGCCGCGGGAGCCGATAGCGGTTGAGCGCGCCTGGGTGATTGCAGTTGATGCCCGGCCAACCTCAGTGCGGGCAATGGTGCGCGCCCGCGCCTCAGTCACTTCTCCGGTGCGCATGATTTCCTGCTTCAGCGTGCTGGAACGCTTACCGGACACCACGGCCTCAATCGCCTGATTGTGGATGTCGTAAACGCGATCGGCAGCCTGCAGGGGGAGCGATTTAAACAGTTTCACCTGCTCGTCGATGATGCTGCGGGTTACCGCGCCGGTGCCGGAGTTCATCAGGTCACGAAGCCCGGCAGAGATGCGCTGTGACCTGTCACGCCACATTGCATCGTCCGCAACTTCCAGTGTGCCTATCAGGCGACTCGAAACCGCTTCCGCCCATGGCTCTATCAGGTCGGCGTAACGCTCCAGCCGGTCCATGATGTCGGTGACGCTATCGTTTGAACCATCGTATGAACCCTCGACTATCGCCCCCACCGTGCGCGCTATCTGTCGTAGCTGTGTTCGCAGCTGCGTCTCGGCGCGCTTCAGGTTCGGTGATTTCGACGTTATCGAGGTCGGCCTCCGTCGGAGCCGGGATGTCACTGGCATTATCAATATCCTCGTCGCTAATGGTGCCGCCCAGACCGGTTACGCGGGCCGTCTCCTGCAGGTGCTGCGCGCCGGCTTTCTCGGTCATCAGACCTGCATCGACAGCTTTCACCGTGGCGTCGACGACCTTATTGGCCGTATCTGCGCGCTCGCTGTCCGGCGTCTGCCAGAGCTCGTTAAACTCGAAAGTAAAGTCATCCGGCAACGGCTGAGCAAACAGACTCATATGCAGCACTTCAAATAGCTTGCGGATCGGCCGGCGCAACTTGCGCTCCTGCTGCGTGGACACGTTGTCGTAGTAGTTCGACAGGTCAGTATCACCCGTTGAGAAACCAGCCGGAGACTGGCCGAACAGGCGAACCAGCGGGATACCGAACGCACCGGACACCTGCTGACCAAACTGAGCCAGCACGTCACTGAGCCCGGCATATGAATAGGTATGCGCTTCGAATTTGTCGGCCGCATCCATGATGGTCATACCTTCGTTGCTCTGGTATTCGCGGATCATGTCCATATGGGCCATCAGACCCTTAAACATCGGGCTGTCTTTACCCATCGCCAGAAGCTTTCGCAGGCCATCAATGCTGTAGGTGCGCAGGTGCGCTTTGTACACCAGTTGCGCGACGCCGGTCGTGGTGCTGTCGAATGCTAACAGGCGATCGAAACAGCGCTCAATCACCGACATTCCCCAGTCATTTTCGGTCAGACGCTGCTGATAAGGTAGCGGGATGCCGTCGAAGCGAATCAGCCTGGAATGGTGAATACGCCATGGTGGGATGCCGGTCGCTGACGTAACAACGCGGTAGAACTCAGGCATACCGAAATCCGGCCCCAGCTCAGTCACGCGACGCTCAGTGGTTGCGTTAAGCATCCAGCGGTCCATCACCATCATGCCTTTGAATGCGCCCGGCGCGATTGCGTCAATGCGCAGAGGCGTCGAGTAGTTCTGGCCGTCAATCAGGATGACGCCTACAGCGCCGCCATAGAGCCGCGCCCATTTCAGCGTGTCGTTGAGCGCTTCCCAGAGCGCCATCTCATCCCATGCATTATCGAGCTGCTTCTTGCGGCCGTCTTCCAACTTGGAGGTGATGGTCACGCCCTTGCGGGTCATGTCATCGGGAATGGCATCGACGCCAGCGCCAACCAGCCAGGACGACCGGTAAGCCTGCTCAATCAGCAGCCTGTTGCGCGACGTCCAGTTATTACGGTAGGTGCCGGCGCCGGACTGGTTCGATTCGTTAACGCCCATGCGGGCGACAAAGTTTTCATAGCTGTCACGCGTCGGTACAGGCTGCGACACGTTTTGTGTTTCGGACATGT